TCGCACTCGTCTGCGTTCTTCTAACTTCAGCAGCAATCCTTTCGGTTCCAGTTCTTCACTATTCAAACTAGATAAAGCAGACAACACCACTGGTGATAGTGGCAATGAAGTTGTAATTGACCGTCTGTATTATCAGTTCCCTGCGTTCAATAACACCACCACTCTTACTGCTGGTGCTCTGGTTCGTAACACTGAAATGGCTTGGGTTCCTTCTGTCTACAACTCCAAGATTCTTGACTTCTTCCAAGTAGCAGGTGCTCCTGGTGTTTATAACAAGGCAACTGGTTCTGGTTTCGGTGTCCAGTATGGTAAGAAAGGTCTTGTTGCTGGTGTAAACTATGTGGCACAGAATGGTGCTGATAGTTCTACTGGTGAGTTTGATCGTTCTGGTGCTCTCAACACTCTGACACAAATCGGTTATCGTGGTGACAACTATGGTGTTGCTTTCGGTTATCGTTATGGTACAGAAGGCACCCGTGTTCGCACCTACAACGGTCTGAATGGTGCTTCTGGAACTCTGGTTCCTGGTCAAACCTCTAACGGTTATGCTGTTAACGCATACTGGCAACCCACTGAGTCTGGTTGGATTCCCTCCATCTCTGGTGGTTACGGTTGGAATACTGTGAGTGGCACCCCTAGTGATGCTACCAACAGTCAATCCTGGTTTGCTGGTCTGACTTGGGATGATGTATTTGTTGATGGTAACTCTGCTGGTGTTGCTATCGGTCAAGCACCTACTGGCAAAGACCTTGAGAAGGCAACGATGCTTGAATTCTTCTACAAGTATCAAGTGTCTGATAACATCAGTGTCACTCCTGCTATCATCTACGGCAGTGACAACCAGCGTCTTGTTAATAACTCCTCTAACTGGGGTGGCGTAATCCAGACGACCTTCAAATTCTGATAATCACTACATAGTGTAAATTTGGGGAGTTGACAAAGACTCCCCTTTTTAGTATAATAAAAAACGAGTTAGGAGGTCTATGTCTCTTATTTCCCAAAAAGATAGGCAACTTGCCGTTGAAGCACTTGATTTTTATCGTTTTAATAAACAGTTTGATCTCAGTGAAGAGAAAAAAATGGAAATCAATGCTCTAATTAATTGGATTAAACTGGAACTTTCAAAGAATGAAAATTAATTTGTGGTATTGTGAACATATGAGACAATGGCGATGGACTCTTACTGATTCTCGTCGTCCTGTTTGTCGTCAAGAGTCTGGACAGCAACCGTTTCTTAGAGACGCTATGAATGATGTAGCAAATACAGTAGAGTATATGCTACAATGTTCTCAACTCGAATAAGAGTTTTGGGCGATTAACTCAGCGGTAGAGTGCGCTCCTTACAAGTGTGAAGTCACTGGTTCGAATCCGGTATCGCCCATATAAATAAAAAAAAATTGAAGAAGTATAACTGGTTATACAGATGGAAAACATAAGAATAAGATGTCGCTCCTGTAATAAGGAGTTAGAAGGGCATCAAAATAAAACAGTGACCTGTGGTTGTCCAAATATGGCAACTATTCGTGCCGATCAGATTTCAGCAGTTGATTTAGGGCAAGTTGTTATGCTAAACTCTTACCATAACAAAACAAAATCTGGTGTGCTTACAAGTGAAGATATTGCCTGGCAAGAGGCAAGGCGTCAACGCAAAGTAAGACGATTAGATTTTGAAGTCCGTTGAGGACTTGACAAAGGTTCTAATCTACTATATAATAAGTGAAACCTGATTAAATCAGATGCCTTATAAAGATAAGGAAAAGCAAAGAGAAGCGCAGCGTCTCTGGGCGCAAAAGCAACCTTCTGAACGCAAAAGGCAAAATTATCTTAAAAATAAAGATAATAAAAAGTTAATGGTTGAAAAATTAAATAATTATAAACTAGAAAAAGGATGTTGTGAATTATGTGGAGATTATCATCCACCTTGTTGCTTTGATTTTCATCATTTGGATGGTAAAGAAAATAAACAAAGAGAAGTCGCTCAATTAGCGCATAAAGGTTATAAGTGGGAGACAATCCAAGCAGAGATAGACAAATGCTATATGCTCTGTGCTCCTTGCCATCGTAAAATACACGCTGGTTTATTGGAAATAATAGGGTGAGGTGGCCGAGTGGTTTAAGGCAACTGTCTTGAAAACAGTCGATGTGAAAGCATCCGAAGGTTCGAATCCTTTTCTCACCGTTACAAATATTACAAAGTTTTAGATTTTTTTAATCTATATTTTCGTATCAACACAAACTTGACAGGTTGAAATTAGTGACTAGCATAACTAGTAGTATTCAACCTAAACCACATGGATCAACACACCTACGAAAATTGGGTGAAGATCAAAGAAACTTTCGAAGCTTCTGGAAATCTAAACAATATGTTTTATAAAAGAGCAGTTGAAATCGTAAAGACCCGAAGAGACCCCTTGGCAAAGTTTCTTGGAGATGAAAAATGATTCATGAAAATGATGAGTTTGTGAGTAGGTATGAAGTTCAGGAGATGATTGATGCTGCTATACGAAGGCACAATCGAAATGCTTCCATTATTTCTATGTGTGTTGGTTGGGTGGTTCTTGCTTTATTTGCTGAAGGACTTTTAAGACTTGTAGGTGTTATTCCTCCCATATTCTCATGGTTAGATATTACCCTGAAATAATTGGTATAGTATTACTATTAGTATTTGCTGCTACTATGTTTTATCAAGGAACATGTATTATAAGAAATCAGCGTGGTTATTCTTTACGTGATTATATGAAACAAGATAGTGACAATATGCGTAAAAGAATCGAAGAACTATTAAAGGACAAATGATTACAGAGGAAGATTTAAAGGAACTGCAAGAAAGAGTTTTACAACAAAAAATGGAAGAACTCTTTGAAGAACCATCTACTTATGAGGACGATGACTACGACGGACTGGTTAATATTCATTGAGTTTACCTCACATATGCTTTATATGTTTGTTGCATTTATGTGTGGAGTAATTATTGGTTATATTGTTGGATTTCGAAACGGAGGAATGTGATGAATAGTTTAACTTTATATACAATAATCATATTCGGTATGGTTGGATTATTTGTTTTTTGGGGTCTTACACACGCATATCCACAATGAACTATCCACTAACACTTAGGGAATGTCCACACTGCCATAAGAGTTTGGTTGACGCTGAAATCAGTGAACCAATCAAACAGTTTTGCGAATCTGGTGCATTTCATTCGGGTTTACTTTTTAGCGATAACGGATGGACTTGTCCACATTGTAATGGAGTTGTGGAATGACTTACTATAACTACATAACTTACGAAGTGCTTTTACTTATAATGGCACTTTCAGTTATCAACCATTTTAAGGCAAAGAAGTTTAACCTTGTGTTGAGTATTGCTTCTACAATACTCACGATCTTCTTATGCACCATAGCATTCTGGTGGATGGTAGATACTGTTGTGTATCTCAAATGGGAAGTCTTAAAGTCTCCCCTCATATCTGGTGGAGCAAGAGAACAAGTTATTCTACCGACTTAGGAGAACAATATGGAAAGGTTTAAAGATTTTTCGGACTACGAACTCAAACTCCTTGCAGACGCTATATGGATAAGACAGAGGCGTTTTATTGCGGGAGATCGTAGATTTAGAGAATATGGTGTGATTCTTGATGAGATTCGTGAAAAGATCGATTATGTTCCAGGAGTTTTTGCATGAAAAAGATTAACGATACAATTTTAACAGTCACGATATCCATCATTGACTTTCTGTATCGTGACCTACCCATACAACGTTTCTGGGTTCTGGAAACAATCGCCAGAGCACCCTACTTCGCTTTTCTCAGTGTCCTTCATCTCAGAGAATCACTAGGTCTCCGAACAGAAGAACACTACTACCTGATGAAAGAACATTTTGCACAAACACTCAATGAAACAGAACACCTCATCGAAATGGAGTCGCGTGGCGGAGCAGACCGCTGGATTGATTGCTTTTTCGCTTATCATTTGGTTCTCATCTATTATTGGATTCTGGTGGGTTATTATTTTATTGATCCCGTTTCTGCTTATCACTTAAACGCAGGTATTGAGTTTCACGCTACAGAGACTTATCTAAATTACTTCTGGGATCATCCAGAAGACGCTAAGATTGCTGAAATAGCGGTAGATGAGATGAATCATTATATCGAACTCTCAAGAGCAATGGAGATGGTCCAATGATAAGAGGAATGGAACCACACATTAAGAAACGATATCAATTCGCTGCTTCAGCATTTGTAAGAATGTGGGGGCATAGTTCATTAAACGATCATCGTATTGTAGAGTTTTGTGAGGTATGGGCACATAGAACTGAAGATGCTCCTTTAGATAGTAATGTTGTGGATCAATACTTCTATTATGAATTTAAGACTTGGAGAGGATACTGATGGTACACTTTGCACGCTGGACATTAGAGACACCAGTTACATTAGGATTTCTCTGTTATCTTTTAGTTGTTGTGCCTATTCTGGGTATTTGGTTAGTCCACAAACACAACTGGCAACACTGGGAACCATTTGACAAGGGGCACAAGAAGTAGTATAATTACTTCTGTTGGGAGGCAAAACCACTCAACGCAACGGGGCGTAGTATAGTGGTAGAATTCCGCTTTTGGGAAGCGGAGGTGCAAGTTCGATTCTTGCCGCCCCGATAGCCAGTTTTCCGACTGGCACCTTGACTAAATATCAGTCAAACCTTTATAATACTAAGGTATTCAATCACAACAATGTCTCTGATCGAAAAATTCAAGAAAGATGTTAGCACTCTTCGCTCTGCTGCTAACGGGGATATCTACCTTGATGTAAAGAGTCCGAAACTTTATAA